ATGAAAAAAAATTTTATATCCTTACTTTTTGTTTCTGCTATAACTGTCGGCCTTTTATCAGCCTGCAGCTCTGCACCTGCCGATGATAATGCTACGAATCCTAAAGCTGAAACCGTCACTTCCCAAGCCAATCATGACACCAATTCTTCTCCTGTCTCTGTGACACTGAACGAAGTCGCCCATTCTATCTTCTATGCCCCGCAATACGTTGCTATTGAAAATGGGTATTTTGCGGATGAAGGAATTAATTTGACTCTTGTTACTGGTTTTGGGGTAGTTTAGTTAGTACAAGACAATTATTTATTATTTCACCCGTAATCTCTGTCCTGTGTAAATTAAATTCGGGTTGAATAGCTTCTCAACTATCCGTTTATCTAAACTGAATAGCTTCAATTCTTAATGCCTGTCCGACTGTACCTAGTGTAGATACACCATCAGCTTTCGTCCAGTCTGTCCAACCGGAATTCTCCACATGGACTCGATACTCAAAATCTCCGTCAAAGCATAAACACTCGATACGCTTATTCTGTCCAGTGGTGCCGATTACCGTGTCTTTTGTGACCATGCCATAATCTTTCCAGCCGATACCTTCAATATGAGCTTTCGCTTTAAATGTCATGCCAAGTGGATCAATCTTAAATGCTTCGAGACGCAATTTATGCCCTGTAATACCAATAATGTTTTCACAAGCTCTTGCGCCAAGCCATCCTTTATTCTGGACATATGGATTGACAAGGAATTTAGCAGCCATGATCTCGATTGCCTCGATCTGCAAGCCTTGTCCTTTTCTGCCAGCCCAGTTTCCATTGAATGTCCAATCTGTCCATCCGATATTTTTCTGGTGGACTCTGTAGATGTACGGCGTATCCTTGCCGGTAATCTTGATCGCTTCAATACGTTTATTCTGACCTGTAGTACCAAGGATTGTGTCTTTGGAGATATTCTTGTATTCCTTATCGCCTACATCCTTGATATGCACTACCACGTCTGTTTCTCCGACAGGAATAAGTCGGAACGCTTCGATTCTCCGGTTCTGTCCAGTCGTTCCCGACATACGACCATCAGACTGCCAACATGCCCAGCCAATATCTCTTGCATGGACCTGATATGATACGGATCCAAATACATCTTTCTTATCCTGGAACGTACCACCGGACTTAATAGCTCCATCGATCTGATCAGTTGACGCTACCAGAGCAATAGCAGAGATGCCAAATGCACTAAGGATTCCTCTTGCCAACTCATCTGTCCGATTGTTAAATTTGCTCAAATCGCCGGAGTTTGTAATAAAACCGTTTTCCAGAAGACGATAGCTATAACCTTTATAGGCTGCTCTATTTACATTGGCAAGATCGTTTTTTTTCACAATTTTATTTGCACGTCCCGGAAAGAAATTACCAATAAAATTTGAAAGAGCGGTATCATACTGATCTGGATTATATCCCTCTTTAATGATTACATGTCCGCCTTTCGCCGAAGCTCCTGCGCTGTCCATATGTAACTCCAAAATCTGCCAGTCTTTAGGGATATTTAAGCTCATAATACCATTATCGGCATACCAGTTTCGGTTTGTATCAGCTACAGTTACATCGTTACCACCTAAAGCGGATAGTCTTGACGCAAGATACCGAACTCGCTCTGCCTCCGTATATCCGTATCCTACTGCTCCGCAATCACCGGCACCATGACCGGCTATAACATATAAATGTGCCATAGTATCTCTCCTTTCAAGAGGACGATTTTACTCGCCCTCAGTTCTTGGTTCTGTTTTGATTTCAATGTTTTTGACGGCATCTTCCGGAAGTTCTTCTGTCATATCTTCGAGGAATTTCTGAATCCATTTCTTTGCGCTTGCCGGAACCGGTAAGCCACATAAGGTCATATTTTTGAGGATGCTGACCGCCTCGTACAGGATGAAAAGCAGACAGAAAAATTCGCAGATACCTAACTTTTCGATGCCGAGAATTTTGATATACGTTTCCGGCACCATGAATAAGATATTAATGTGCATGATCACGTCCGTAGCCATGAGCAGACACACCGAGAAAAGCATAGCTGCCTTACGGATTGCTCCGTCAATACCTACGCATGAGTTGAATTTATGCTCTTTGATCGCTCTCAGGACACCAAGAAGTGTGTCCAAAGTTACTGCGATCAGTAAGATGCGGATAAATGAGTTGCCTGAAATTAATGCAATAATTTGATTCATCATTGTAATCTTCCTTTCTAAATTCCCCTTACAACTAGTAATGTTCCACCACTTAACCCTGTCGGTAATCCTGTCAGCTTTCCTCCAGAAACACCAAGTGTGATGTTTGTTGCAGCTGGTGATCCGTAAAATGCTGATTTATAATAATTTGTGCCATTAAAAGCGTAAACAGTTGTAGTAGTAGAACCACCCCACTGTGATTTTGTGGTCTCATAAGCGTAACCGTATGCTTTGATTGTTCCAGATGCTGTCTTGAAAGATACTGTTGGGTTTGTTACATCTACAAGATACGCTTCGCAGTTGTTATTTGATATACCACCAGACATGTCAGCAGTTCCAGTAGCTTTGAGTCCATTTATACTAGTAAAAGTTACACCTTTTTTAACTTCTGATGGGCTTGCATTTCCGAAAAAATTGGCAGGAATATACATGTTACATCGTTGCTGGTCGCCCCTTAATATAATCTGTTCTTGTTTGTCCGAAGGATATATTCTTGGGTTAATATTTATATGATACAATGTGCCGAAATCAGTTTGTTCTTTACTATATTTAACATCTTCTTCTTTTACTGCGCCGGTTAGCCTACTATTAACCGGAATACTACCAGTTATCAACGCCCCTGTTTTATCGTGAGCAGTTGCACCACTTTCCATCATATCCGCAGTTACAGTATCCTCCGTCAAATCAAGTAATACTTTACCGGCATATTCCACTTTATTTACTGCCATACTCAATCACTCCTAACCAATCGTTACTGTAGTTCCACCGGCAGAGTTTTCTGACTCCACGTAAGGAATTTTCGCGACTGTAACCTGTGACAGATGCGTATATCCAGCATCCGGCAGAACGGTCTGCTGTACGCTTGACGGGGTGACCGTCTTAGCCTGTGCTTTTACTCCCTCACTGCCGGTCATCGTACCTTTCACTCCGAGGATAGTCACGCCCTCTCGGATATTATTAGCGGTCAGTTTCGCCTTTTCTGTGGCATCGATTCCGACCTTGCCGGAACCATCGTGGTAGCCCTGTGCAATCACATAGCTGTCTGTCAGAGTCTTGATAGAGCCTGTCACAGCTCCATTATTCGGCATCGTACCGACAAGCTTTGTACCTCTTGCGTAGGCGGTTTTGCCTTTTAAAATCTCCGCAACTGCGGCAGTGGCATCGTTGGAATCTACGTCAAACGTGCACGCTCCTGTGACCAGTTCTCCGTCTTTTCCATGTGCTGTGATGCCGCTCAACAGCTTATCCGCAGTCACAGTATCGCCTGTTAAGTCAATCAATGTCTTTCCACCATACACTACTTTATTAATACTCATATTTACAATTCCTTTCCAATAAACACAGTCTGTCCACCTTCAAGATTTGACACCTCGAAGAATGGTATTTCTTTGATTTTTACATTTTCCGCCAGAAACTTTTGACGTGTCGCAAGCTCTTGTTTTTCAATTTTGGGTGTGACCGTATAATCGCCTTTGTAGTACTCCACTCCGGCGTGGTCGGATACAATCTGGAAATGCTCAAAGTCAACCTTAATCTGCTCATTTCCGGCGCGAAAATCCACGTCCAGTTTTTTGTCAAGCTCGCGAAAGGTTACATCAAATCGCATTAAATCACTCCCTCTTTCAGGATTCTGCCAACGTATACGCTCATGATGTCGGATGCAAGAGCCTCTCCGGCTGTAGTCCGCACTCTTATCTGTATCTCAGCCTGTGATCGTGGCTGCTGCTGTAATATCAGCGTGTCCTCTTGTGTCAGAGTTAGTGATACGGACGTACCGGAGCAGTTGCAATCTGACAAGGTTTTTTCCAGAGCCGTTTTTCCATTCTGTGTCATCGTGATATACATCTTCGCGATCAACGATGTGTCGAACGGCAGTGTAAACTCTAACGTAGGTGTGGTGCCTCTTATCATGCTATCCCCTCCTAATATCCAAATCTCGCAATATTAGTACCATTTGACCAACAACTGAATGTTTCATTTTCACCGTATGCTCTTACCATTACAGTTGCATCATCCATACCATCAGTAAAAAATTTATCTGTATAATTCGTTGCATAAAATGATGTATATGTTGTATCAAATTCTTTGTAAGATCCATCTGTTTTTGTAACTCTAACTTTATAAGACGTAGCATTTTCTACTTCGTCCCAATTTGCTGAAAAAACTGCATAGTTGAAGTATCTTGATGCACTCTTAAAATAGGTGGTATAATTTACGGTTGGTTGATTAAGAATACACTTTTCAATCCAATTTTTCGCAGCGTTATCGATTGTATCTTTTAAAGCACCATCAGGCTGGAAATTTATGTCTGGAATTTCAACAGACGGTGTTTTCAACGGTGGCGTACATGCTGACACCGGTACAGCACTGGAAAGTGCCAGTGTAAGTGCGCAGATGATAGCTGCTAATTTTCTTTTTTTTCTTTTCATGTTGATTCCTCCTATTCGTTTATTGCAATCCAGTCGTAGGTATCGCCCTCTGTGAGCGCTGACATTTTTTCATTGGCTTTTGGCGTGTAAGTTATGGTTCCTTTATTTATTGCAACTGTACCGATGTCGTAGTTGTCTACTACCGCCATACTGCTGGAACTCGTAGATACTCCACTCAATCTTCCGTCCTTATATACTAGCGATAAGACTCCAGCATCACCTTTCGTTGACGGAAATTTTCTCGCCATTATAAATCTCGACACATTGCTAAGTCCAGTTTCAATCGCTTGGCTGTTCATTCCTTTTCCGGTTATTGTTCCGTACTTGACTTCGCTAGTTACCAACGTTCCGGTAATTTTCACTCCATTGCTTGACGTAAATGTTTTTCCGACTCTTACATCTGACGCTTTTGCATCTCCATAAATACTGCCTGCTTCGTCGTACGCAATCGTTTTTTTAATGTCTCCTTTTAACAGTACCGGTTTACTCGTGTCTGCAAGAGAGACTTCAATTGTATGCTTAAGCACCGGCATTGTACTCTGACCATAATTCGGAATAGTGATTGGTGTTGATGATAGTTCCGTTTTTTTTGTTGTAGCCTTAATATCATTCTCGCCAGTCAGTGTTCCCTCAGTCTTCTTTCCATTCACATAGGCGCTTTTCCCGGATTCAATGCTGTTCGCATCCGCATTCGCATCAGACGTCAATATCCCGATAAAATCCTGTCCTCTTGCTTCCAGTTCTGCCGGTTCGAAGAGTTCTTCTCCCTCCAATGCATTTCCAGTAGCAAAAGTGGTATGCCACTCTCTTTCCGTGCCTTTTTCCCTTACGCAGACCGCAAATCGAACACTGCCTTTGTGTGATGTGACTTTTCTTTCCAGCACCCACTCAAAAGTTACATTGTCTCCGGAAGCCGTCATATTCTGGACAGTGTATCTGTCTTTTCCGGACTTTTCGCCAGATGCATTCTGCACATTGATATAGACGTCCGATTTCGTCAGATCAATGTTGTCCCCAACGATTTTCGGGCATATAAAATACTTTCTTGCACCCTTATTGTCATTTTCAACGCCCAAAAGGTTTTCTCCTGTCGGAATGATAATACTGCGATCATCCGCGTTGATTTCCAGATATTTAATCTCTGCCATAGTCCACCTCCTAATCTGCCGGAATAAAGATTCCTCTAATTGTCACACCAGTCCACGATCCGCCATTTTTAAAGGCAGATACATACAATTTATCGCTGTTCTGGCATTTGCCAAAAAATGTTGAGGATAATTTATAATAGTTGCCGTTGCGTCCCATGTCGACTTCATTTAGCTTGCAAGATACTTCCTGGCTGTATTGTTCGCCATTGATGGTTGATACCACATTCAGCGCAAATGCATAAGTGATTCCGGCTTTCAGCTGGCTCAGGTCAAGTGTTGCAGTCTTATAAGCGTCGGAATCTGCACCCTGCGCAGTGGTATTGATAAATATCACCTCTCTGTTGGACAAGGTGCTTTTTACGCCGTCTACTTCGGTGTCGAATTCCGCTGCGGATCTCCGGACCGTAAACAATCTCTTAACATCCGCAATGGTAAGTCCGTTGATCTCAACCTGATACAGTGGCATATCTGCCGTCAGGTCACCACCCTGAATATCTCCAGACGTATAAGACGGCGCCACCGGATTGCTTTCACTTGGTGTGCCCTGGATAACCTTAATTTCTACTGCCTCAACCTTTGAGCTGGTATTCTTGGTGTATCTCGCCACGATAAGGTCAATACGTTTCATTCCTTGCGAACCATTTGCGATTGTGACAGAATTTGTCGTATTCTTTTTGATCGATGCAGCACAGCCCTGATGGATGAGTACTCCGTCCGTGATCCGGATCTCATTGTTTGAGATGACCACTGCATTAAGCTGCTGTCCGGTCTGCAAGACACAAGAGCCTTTTCCGAAAATACCGATATTGATATCTCTGTCCTGCTCTGCCGTTACGTGTGCCTTGCCTGTGTAGCCTGTAATGATGTCCATTTATGACTCTCCTTCCAATTTATAAGTTATCGTTTCCTCGCCGTTTGTAATCTCGTAGATAATGTTCTCGACCGGCTTCGACATATACATTCCTGTCAGATAATCTCTGCCACCTACAATATCTCCGATTTCAACTTTGATCCCGAGCTTTGCAACATCCATCTGGAATGTCATTTTGTTCATAAGATCTTGCAGTTTTTCTGTGGCAGATTTTTCCAGCTCTGCGGTCTCGGTTGAAGTATTTTCGTAGACTGCAGATATCTCATCCAGACCTTTATAGTATTGCGTCTTTCCTATACTGCCATCTATCTGGACGTATAGGTGGAGCACATTTCTCTCTTGAAGTTCGCCTTTTCCAGTCACAATCAAGTGATTCACGCCGTTCCGCTTATCATCCATTGTGAAATTCAATTGACTGTCCTGCGACAGCTCAATCCGTGAAGAATAATCTGTAATCTTGACGGCTTCTATCAGAATGTAGCATGGATTGCCCTGTTCTTTTACTAGCCTGATCTGTAACCTATGCCCAACGCTTTTAAGCATCTTGGTAAGACCGCCAAGTAATGTGCAGTAGCGATCGAACTGATAATTTTTCACG